TTTGTTAAAGACCAGACCGCCATTGCACAGCCCGCCATAGACGAAGTAAAGCGCGGATACCAACGCGAGTATCTGTCAGGCATGGCTCGCAACTGGACACAGAACGGAAGCAAAAAGTTTCCGTTCTCTCTTGCTCGAGCAATGTCAGGCGTCAAATTAAAAGTAGACGCAAGCCGTGAAGCAACCTCCCTGATCTACATTCAACAGACCAACGCTGGCGCTGCAATTTGGGAAGCGGCTGGACGCAAAACATCTAACAGTCTTGGTAACAATCTTGGCGACATCCCTGCGCCAAACCATACGCGCAACCTTGGGCCTGCAGTGTTTCGCAAGCGCAAAGAAATTGAGCGCGAAATGCTTCAAGCGTCTAAAGAAGCGATGAGACTTGTACAGAGAGAACTTGACTAATGGCACTTGCAATTCCAATCATCACAGAATTTGACGGCAAAGGAATAAAATCCGCCCTTAACGAATTTAAGAATCTAGAGTCCGGCACAGACAAAGTTGGTTTCGCAGCAAAGAAAGCAGGAGAAGTTGCCGTCGTTGCGTTCGCAGCGTTAGCAGTTGGCGCAGCAGCTGCGGGAGCGGTTCTATTCAAGGCAGCACAAGCAGCAGCAGCAGATCAAGCAGCACAGGTTGAACTTGCCAACGCAATCAAGGCGAGCACAACAGCATCTGACTTGCAGATTAAAGGTATTGAAGAATTTATTGACAAGACTCAGCGGGCAACGGGCGTCGCCGACGACAATCTTCGTCCGGCCCTAGGTCGTTTGATTCGGGCAACAGGTGACGCCACGAAAGCGCAAGACCTGCTCAACCTCAGCCTCGACCTCTCCGCGAGCACAGGCAAATCCGTTGAGGCAACAGCAAATGCCCTAGCAAAAGCCCAGGAGGGTTCCTTCGGTGCTCTCGCAAAACTTGGCGTCGGCTATGACGCTGCAACCTTAAAAGCAGCAGGATTCGAAAAAGTCCAAGGAATGCTCGAGGATCGTTTCGGCGGTTCCGCAGCTGAGAAAGCAGCAACCTATGAAGGCGTCGTTGCTCGCCTCAAAATCACCCTTGGAGAACTTCAGGAGTCAATCGGCTACAAGGTGATTCCCATCTTGACGAAACTTGGAGACTCAGCAGTTCGCATTGCTGAAGCATTTGGTCTCAAAGGCGCAGCAGGTGGCGTCAACCAACTTGGAAAAGAAATCACGACACTCGGCACAGACGCCGACGGCATGATTAACACTTTCGGGAAAATCTACAACTCAATTGCTGGATTGGTAAACGGCATCATGAATGCACTTGCCATTCCGCTATCAGTAATTAACTTCTTGCGCACAGGCGACTTAGGGAATTACAAAGTTAAAGGTCTTCCAACTTTTGATCAGTTAACGGCGCAGAACCCAATGTCTAATCGTCCCGTCTCGACGCAACAAGCCGAAGCAATGTTTGCCGGATCAACTATTTCTGGCGCAGCAGGCGGAGCGCCTGCAACTATCCCACCAGTACCGCCCAAAGCATCTAAGGCTCCACCGTCAATCTTTGACAACACGTCGGGCAACGCAGGGGGATTCGAAAACGCAGGCATCGGCGGTATTGGCCCATTCGACAACATCACAATCAACCTCGACGCCTCAGGCTCCCTGATCAGTTCTCCCGCGACCATTGGGCAAGACATCATCGACGCAATATTGGCAGCGCAACGCGACTCAGGCGTTGTCTTCGCACCGGCAGCGACATTGTGACCGTCCCCACATATCAAGTTCTCGTCGGATTCCAAACGACCACAGGATTCGGTCAGCCATTCCAACTCAACGACGCCGTCTTCGGATTACTTGACACAGGCACCCTCGGCGGTCTCGCCTATGCCGACCTCACGTCAATCGTTCTGTCGGTCAACATCAGGCGGGGACGCAACCGCCAACTTGACCAGTTCAACGCAGGCACCGCACAAGTCGTATTCAACAACAACTCGAGAATCCTTGACCCGCTCAACACGGCCTCGATCTACTACCCCTTTGTCCTGCCTCGCTCGCCCATCATCATCTACGCCAACGGCACCCCCATCTACACGGGTTTCGTCGAGGACTGGAACCTTGACTATCAGAACGCCAATCAGGGTCGAATGGTTGCTCGATGCGTTGACGCGTTCGGCACCCTGGCGAATCAGCAACTGAACGCCTTCACCCCGTCCGCAGAGTCATCGTCAGCCCGCGTCACAGCCGTTCTAGACCGCCCAGAAATCGCTTATCAGGGCGCAAGGTCTATCGGTACAGGGACATCTACTTTGGGCGCTTACGCGGTCACTCAGGACACGAACTGTCTTTCGTACCTTCAGCAGATCAACACCTCCGAACAGGGGTATCTCTTCACGGCAGCGGACGGAACTCTAACCTTCAAGGGCAGGTCGAGTGTTCTAAACCCTGTTGCGGGCGCGTCGTTCACGACAGACGGCACAGGAATTTCATACATGAGTCTCGTCAATCAGTACGGGTCGGAACTCTTGTACAACAACATTTCGACACAGTCCCCCGCCGGAGCCGTCCAGACCAACACCGACCCGACGTCAATTTCTCTGTATCAATCCCAGACGTATCAACTTTTGCAGCTGCTCAACTCAACGACGACAGAAGTCAACGGTCTCGGCGCGTACCTTCTCGGCAAATACCGCAACCCTGTCGTCCGCTTCACTGGCATCTCATGCGAACTCGCAGCGCTGACGCCTGCCCAATGGTCAACCATCTTCGCCATTGACCTCACCTCGATAATTTCCGTGCAAAAGGATTACTCCACTGGCACCCCAACATCGGAAACACAAACTCTGATCACATCTGGAATCGAACATCGAATTGTTCCTGGCTCACATATCGTCAGCCTTACAATGGAATCAACAGATGGAAATCAGTACCTCACCCTTAACGATGCAATCTTCGGAACGCTTGACAACAACCTTCTCAGTTTCTAAAGGAGACACAACATGGCAATATCACCAAACACAGACTTCACTAGTGGTCAGATTCTTACGGCTGCACAGCAAAATAACTTTCCTCGTGGAATCATGCAAAGAGTTACAAGTGCAACTACTTACACAAGCACCGCAACCGAAACCGTAACTTTGACACTTCCAGCGTTCACCGCAGTTGCAAACAGAATGTACAAAGTCACCTACTTTGAGCCATATATTGAAAACTTAAATGCCAATATGCAATTTGATGTGAGAATCAGACTTACTAACCTTGCTGGAACAATTATCGCCCGAGGCGTAACTTCTTTGACTCTTGTTAATGGTGAAACTCAAGTGCAAGCAATTTACACTGGCACTTTTACGGCTGGTTCAACTGTTTTAGTAGGAACTGTGCAAAACAGCGCAGCAGCAAACGCATATTTTTACGGTTCGTCTGAGTATTTGCGTATGTTGTGGGTAGAAGATTTGGGCCCTGCATAATGCGAAAAAGCCTGATTCTATTGGTCATTTGTGCGTCGCTCACCGCTTGCGCAGACCGTGAACGCCTCAACTGCCCACGAACAAAGAACCAAGTCATGACCCGCACAACCACTGACTTGCCAACAACCACCACCTCAACAATTGACCCAGGAGGCCGTTGTGTCTAGAAACAAATACACAAACACAGAAATCAAAGCGCGCCTTGTTCTAGTAGTAGGAATCGGACTCACTTGTTCCTTCTTATTTTCAGTCATGGCAATTTTGTACGGCGTTCTATTCGTTACACAGCCTCTCGAGCAGGCCCCGAATGACGCCGAAGCCTGGAGCGTCCTTTCCAGTATGCTGCTCACCCTTTCAGGCGGTCTCATCGGCTTGTTAGCAGGCAACGGACTCAAAGACAAGGAACCGCCTGCACCATGACCGCTCGCAAATATCCCTTCTACCCTTCGTGGGATGGCAAAGCCACGTCACCAATCACCAAGAAGTTTTACGATCTATGCAACCGCCGTTGGGCATTCACGAATCTAGGAATGTACGTCAACCGTCCGATGCGCGGGTCAAAGAACCTCAGCGTCCATGCCTCGGGGTATGCAGTCGATATGGGCTATCCGGCAACTCGAGCAGGAAGAGCAGCTGCAAAAGAAGCCTGGACATGGCTTATCGACAATTCAGAGTCGCTCCTGTTATGCGAATTGCATGACTACGCCTACCGCAACCCTGCACAACCCGAATCAGACAAAACCGCCTGGGGTCGTGGGTACCGCTGCTCTCGCGGGCCAGGGCAAAAAGGCGTCAAATTGTTTACTTCAAAAGACAATGCCGGAACCCCAGGTGGCGTCTGGCTCCATGCCGA